TGTTCGTGCCAGCTGAAGACTTAGTTGTAAACTATGGCGCTACAGATATTCAAACTGCTCCACGTGTCACGCACGTAATGCGTAAGACAGCTAATGATGTAAGGCGACTTATTGAAGCAGGGTTTTATACGGACATAGGTGATTTAGATGCGCCGAAGACTCCTGTAAAGAATAATATAAGAGATAAGATTGACAAGATTACCGGGCAATCGCCTGTAGATGACGAACGATTCACAATCCTTGAGATGTCTGTTGGATTAAATTTAGAAGATGAAGACAATGATGAGGCATTAGAAAAGCCTTATGTTGTAACATTAATGGAGCATTCACGTGAAATTTTGGCGATCCGCAGGAACTGGGAAGAAGACGATCCGATTTTCAAGACCAGAGTACATATTGCTAAGTATGATTACATACCGGGCTTTGGGTTTTATAGTTTTGGGCTTATTCATTTGTTGGGCAACACTGCTCGTGCGGCTACTTCTCTTACCAGACAGTTGGTGGATGCGGGGACTCTAAACAATTTACCCGGTGGTTTAAAAACTAATGGTCTTCGTGTAACGGGTGACGATACACCGATTATGCCGGGTGAGTGGCGTAGTGTGGATATAGCAAGTGGTGCGTTGCGTGATAATATTATGCCGTTACCGTATAAAGAGCCTAGTCAGACATTGGCTGCGTTGCTTGCTACTATTGTAGAAGATGGTCGTCATATGGCATCAACAGCTGATGCTAAGTTAAATGATGTAAATGGTGAAGCACCTGTTGGAACGACCCTAGCTATTTTAGAGCGTCAGATGGTTGTTGTTTCGGCAATTCAAGCGCGATGTTATGTGTCTATGGGCGCCGAGTTCAAGTTAATTGCTGAGCTTATAAAAGAGTTTACTGCGCCTGAATACAGTTACCCGACTGAAGGAACAGCTAGTTCCACAATGGGAGCTAAGCGTGAAGACTATGAGAAAACTGACATCATTCCTGTTGGCGATCCGAACGCAGCTACCGCAGCACAGCGCATTATTCAGTATCAAGCGGCTATTCAGTTGGCGCAGCAAGCACCTCCGGGGTTGTATAAACTGCCTATATTACATCGTCAGATGTTGGAAGTTATGGGTATTAAAGATGCTGATAAGATTATTGAGACAGAAGATGACCTTAAACCTGTTGACCCGGTATCTGAGAATATGGAGATAATCAAGGGCGCACCAGCTAAAGCGTTCATTGAGCAGAACCACGAAGCGCACATTGCTGTTCACAATGCCTTTGTAAACGACCCGAAGATTGGCGCACAGATGCAGCAGAACCCACAAGCTCAAGCGATACTGGCACAGATGCAGGCGCACATAGCTGAACATATGGGATTTTCTTACAGACAGCAGATTGAGCAACAACTGGGTATATCACTACCACCTCCGGGTCAGCCGTTGCCTGAAGGATACGAAGCGAAGATTGCGCCACTACTGGTTCAAGCAGCGCAGCAAGTCAATCAGATGCACGCATCTGAGCAGCAACAACAGCAGTTCCAGCAACAGCAGCAAGACCCACTATTCCAACAGCAGCAACAAGAGCTTCAACTGAAGGCACAAGAGATTCAGAGCAAGCATGAGATTGAGTTGGCTAAGATTTTATCGCAAGAGAAGATTGCTGGGTTGAAGAGTGAGACTGACTTAGAGAAGGTATTGATGGAGAAAGAGTCAGCGCATCAGTTAAAGGCGGCAGATATTTTACACACTCAGCAAGAGACATCAGCGAAAACTGATTCATCGCATCTAATGAAGGCGGCAGACATTGCGCACCAACAAGGCCAAGCTGAACGTCAAGCGGCGCAGCAAGCTGAAGCACCCAAGGAGAAAGCTGAATGAGAAGCAAATCTGAAGCGGACGTATTACTAGAGTGGATTGATAGAATCGTAAAGTCTCGTGAAGAGGCTATAGTTGATGGCAACGCTGTCAGTTACGAAGAGTATCGAGGCGCGTGTGGTTTTATTGCGGGCGTGAGAACGGTTAGGAATGAGATAGCCAGCCGTAAAAAGTTATACGAAATAGAAGATTAATAGTTTCTCCTCCCGGGCACGCCACACCGGGATAAAGGAGTTTGTAGTGGTGCAAAAAAGGAAACCCCTGTATGAGTGATATCACTAAGATTGATTTAGTAGCAACGCAAGATACTATTGATGAGCTGGCATCCAAACTGCCTAAGCCCGTTGGTTTTTGTATTCTTGGGATCAAGCCAAAAATCGAGACTAAAACCGAAGGAGGAATAATTAAACCAGATGCGTTCATTCACAAGGAAGAGATGGGTGCGGTTGCTGTAATGGTTCTTGAGCTGGGAGATATGGCTTACACGGACAAAACGAGATTTCCAACAGGCGCTTGGTGCAAGGAAGGGGATTTCGTTTTACTAGGCGCATATAGGGGCAACCGGTTTGCTGTTGACGGGCAGGAGTTTGTAATGTTTAATGATGACATGGTTCTTGGAACTGTAGAAGACCCACGTGGATTGGGGAGAGCATACTAATGGCTAAGTTAGAAGATAATGACGATTTAGAATATGAGATTGAGATTGAAGATGAGTCTGAGGACCAAGAATTAGATGCTTCTGGCGGGTTTCAGGAAACTGAAGAAGATACCGCTGAAGCAAAAGCTAAAGCACACTCAGCTGAGTTAGACGAGTACGGCAAACGTGTTCAGAAGCGCATTGGGGAGTTAACATTCAAAGCGAAAGAAGCTGAGCGTAAGTTTGAAGAAGCGGATACTTATGCCCAATCTATCTTTGAAGAGAACCAACGATTAAAGCAAACGCTAGAGTGGGGCCGTGGAGAATATATCAATGAGTTCTCTGCCAAGTTAAACGCAGCCCAAGAATTAGCTGAGCAAACTTACCGTCAAGCGTATGAAGCGGGTGATGCTGATAAGATGGTTCAGGCGCAAAGGGCGTTTAGTGAAATTGCTGTTCAGCGTTCAAAGTTGGCGACAATGCCACCTCCAGCTGAATTAGAAAAGGAAGCTAGATACGAAAAACCCTTGACAAAGCAGGCTAAACCTGAAACGATAGCACCAGAAGAGTCGTATGAGGCTACTCCTGCGTTTGCTGATCCCAAAACAGAAGAGTGGCACACCCGTAATCCTTGGTTTGGACAAGATGAGGATATGACAACTCTGACAATGGGTATTCATGGAAGACTAGTACGACAAGGTGTTGAGCCAGCGTCTAACGAATATTTCGCAGCTATTGATAAAGAGGTCAGGCTACGATTCCCAGAGAAGTTTAGTAAACCACGAAAATCGTCACCCGTGGCTCCCGCTGGCAGAAGTTCTGCCACGAGAAAGGTGTCGCTAACCCCGACTGAGGTCGCACGAGCTAATAAGTATGGCATACCCCTTGAAAGGTTTGCTGCTGAGAAAGCTAAATTAAGTATGGAGTCTAACTAATGGCAAATGAACCTATAAATGTTACTGCGCAGAACCGTGATAAGAGGGCATTGGAAACTAGAGAAAAGGACACGCGTCCTGTTCAATGGCGACCAGCTAATGCTTTACCGTCACCTGACCCGCAAGACGGGTATGTTTTTCATTGGAAAAGAAAATCCATGATGGGGCAAGATGACCCGAGAAATATGGCAACGGCCCGCCGAGAAGGATGGGTTCCGTGTCTAGTTAAGGATCACCCCGAGTTTGCTGATGATTTCGCCGTTTTTGGGAGTGAGTCCTCCAACGGAATTATCGAGATGGGAGGACTAGTATTATGTAAAACGACAAAGGAAAACGCCGAGTCAAGAAAGGATTATTATTCTGATATTACTCGTAAAGAATCTGATGCCGTTAACAACAACTTCATGCGGGAACAAGACCGTAGAATGCCCATGTTTAATGAGAGCAGTTCTAGGACTCAATTCCGTAATTAATTTTGCCTTATGTGAGGAAATACAATGGCATATCCTACAGTATCTGGTCCTTACGGATTCTTAACCGTCCAAAATTTGGCAGGTCGAGTTTTCAATCAGGCCATAATTGATGTACCTATTAAGGCCAACTACGCTTCTAACATCGGCTACGGTGATTTAGTTGCTATTGATATCACAGGAACTTTGATTCGTGTTGACATCGCAGTTGGTTCAAATTCAGCTTTTGCTATTCCACCTATTGGAGTTTTCCTAGGTTGCCAATACACTGATCCTATTTTGGGTTATGCGTTATGGTCACAATCTTGGCAAGCTTCTAATGCTGCGACTGACGCATCTGCTAAAGTTTGTAATGACCCTGATGTTATTTTAAAAGCGGCTCTAACTGATGGTTTGGGTAGTGTAGTAACTTCTGGCGGTGCCACTATAGCTAACGTAGGCCAAAACATTGGTTACTACCAAGCAACTGGCGGTCCAGTAGTTGGTTCTTTGATTAACACTATCACTCGTGATGCTGTTTCTTCTTTAGACCAATCTACTATTGCTAACACACCAACATTGCCGTTCCGTATATATCAACCAGTAACTCAAACAGCATTGCCTGATGGTA